TCAATCCCGAATTATTACGAAGCACATTCACAAGAGGACTTGGATTTCACGAGTTCGGAACGAAAGTTGATAACTGTACTGTGGGTGTGGATATTGGTAAATCCGTTAATAGCACTGTTATTAGTGTATGGGCTTGTCAGAAATCAACTACACAGAATGTGGCAAGACTTATTTATTTGGAAGAAATCAGTCCTAAAACAGGTGGACATGATATTCCATACCAACGTGAGCGTATCATGGATATTGCTCGTGGCTTTGGTGCTGATAGGCTTATTATTGATGCGACAGGTATGGGTGGCGCGATTGAACAAGATATAAGGATAGCGAGTATAGAGAGTGGTATACAATTTATACCATTCATTTTTACAGGTGGAGCGAAAGGTACTAAAACTCAAGTTTACAGAGATATGGTATCCTATTTACAAAAACAACAAGTCATTGTCCCTGACCCTAAAGATTTACCTGCTAATGAAGCAAAATTGGTGAATAAATGGTATAGAGAGCATGTAGATTTAGAATATGTTATGGATGCAGCAAATAAAACAGAAAAAATATCTGCTCCTACAGGTAAGCATGACGATTATTGTGATAGTACAGCTATAGCGTTACATGGAGCACTTTCAATGTTACCGATTTCTGGTAATTTTGCAGCGGTTTCTATGCCAGCTCAGCGTACAGTTAATAAAGGTGGTGCTGGATGGACAGGACAAGGAGTTTTTACATCCAGAAGAGGTCGAAATAGACTAAATAAACATAGTCCGGGAGGCATTTGAGCGAAAGCTTTATATACTGTGCCCGCGTTATAGGTATTGATAGCCATGCCTCTACGTGATTATCTGCCTTTTGGCAGAAGAAGAGAATTCGCAAGTGTTGGGGAAAATCCACCTTTTAGTAAAGACAATCCTCGTAGTTATGGAGCCGGTGTTATAAAACGTATCAAGCTTCAAAATAACTCAAGGATGGGAGGCTACGGAGGAGGAGCTACCAAAGAACCACAGATAGGTGATTATAGAACGTACATGAATGTGTATCTTTCTGACCCTATCATTAGGACTTTGATTGATTTACCCTGTATTTACGCAGCGAAGGACGGTTACGATATAGTGACCGACAATGACGAAGAGCGCGAGGTTATCACTAATTTTTTCGATGAAATAAATATTGACCATATAATATATTCTTGGTTACGTAACGGTAGAATATTTGGAACAGGCTATCTAGAATATACGGGAGACAATTTAGTATTAAGGTCTTCACAGAACATGTATGTACAAAGAGACGCTTCTGGTCAAATTATGTATTATTATCAAGATGTAGGAGATGACAAAGAAAATGTTAGATTTGAAGAACAAGAAATTATTGAGTTCAAAAACAATCCATTTGATGATTACGCTTATGGCCTTAGCGACATTCATCCAGTTTTATATTTGGTTGACCTCAAAGATTATGCAGAAAGGGATATTGGTGCCGCTCTTAATAAGTACGCTACCAGTAGGTTTGATATATCCGCTGGTTTACCCGATATGCCATATGGTCCAGATAAAATCAACGAAATTGTTGATGCATTCAACTCATTAGAACCCGGTGAAGATATTATACATGGTAATGATATAACTATCAAAGAGATGCAGGGTACACAAAGAGCGTTTGAATATGGTAAGTATACAGACGACATTTTAAAGAAAATACACATAGCATTAAAGGTACCTGTCACAATGTTTGATAAACCAGAACAAGCACGTGCTATTTTCGAACCTTACGTGAAACATTTACAAAGTTCAATAGAAGCAGCTTTGAATTCACAACTTATGCCACAACTTGAAAGTGGAAAAGCTAAATTTTCATTCCGTCAAATCAATGTAGAGGATGCCTTTACAAAAGCTAAGACGGATATGATTTATCTATCAGAGGGAGTACTAACACCCGGTGAAGCTAGATTAGAACGTGGTTTAGACCCAGAAGGAGTTGTAGAACAGCGACCAACAGCTGAAAATGCAAACCTTTCAGGTGGTAAAGACCAAGACAAGACTGAGGAATCAGTTCGTGTCGAAAACAGAAACCTAACGGGAGACAGAAAAGCATGAGCGATAAATACGTATACGAAGAATGTCTTATAGAGTTGGCACCTAGACTTAAAAAGAAGGGTGTAGAAAACTATAAAGATATGGCGGCAAATCTATGTCGAATGAGAGTCGGCGAAGGTACTGTTAGAGAATTCGCAGTTCCACAAACACTTGAAGACTCGAAACGTACTTTTGCTTTAGCATTAGAAAAACCTATAACAATAGGAAAGGAAACTATAGACTATCCAGTCATAGCCATCACTTCAGGAGTACATGATGAAGATGGTGACCAGAAAGTTTTTATAGAACCTTCAATATTAAAAGATAATTTAGAAGCTTTTAGTGAGCTTCCAGTTTACTTTAATCACCAGCGAACCGAAGAAGACTTAATAGGCAAGGCTATCAATCCAGAGATTATTGAGTTGGATGATGGTAAAACTGGTATTAAAATGTTAGCTAAAGTCGACAAAGACGCAGCTAAAACAAGTGAAGTGTTGGGAAAGTTAGAAAACGGCGATATGACACATGTTAGTATTGACTGGTTTTCAAAAGACGTTGACGTTTTAGGAGAACCCTTTGCTACGAACATCCGTCCTATCGAGGTGAGCTTCATTGATAATGAAACTCGAACACCCGTATGTGAAGCATGTACAATTGAAGACGGAAAAGAATGTAATGACGAACACCGTGAATTCGGTGAAGGAGAATCTGATTGTGGTGGCGCCTGTGGCGGCCATGAGGAAGATTCATGTGCCTGTGATACACACGGGAACAACAGCGAGGTAGAAAATATGGCTGAAGAAGAAAAAACAATCGTATCTGAAGCAGAGACTATCACAGAGCGTGAATTCGCATCTATGAAGTCTAAGCTAGAAGAAATGACGACATCTTTCGAAGAATTGAATACCAAGCACGAGGAAGCTATTTCTATGGTGAAGAAATACGAAGACAAAGAAGCTGAGAGAGTCGAAGAAGAACTCAAAGCAAAGAAAATGTCTTTAGTAACTTCAATCCTAGATAAGGAAACAGCTCTTGGAAAACTCGAAGAGGATAACAAGGAAGCTCGTGTTGAGGAACTCAATGCATGGGATGACGTTAAGCTAGAAGGATTCAGCATCGCAATGGAGTCTATGCCAATACCAGAAGAAGCAGAACGCACTTTCGGTAAAGGTAAGGCCCACGACGCTGATGAAAGCCCAGTAGAAGTAGAGGAAGTCCCACGCATTTTTGCGATGAAGGATGGAAGAATATCTTTTACAGGAGAAAAAGAATAAGTAGGTAAAAATTATGGCAACAGAAATTTTAGTAAATGACGGTGGAGCACCTGCAAGGATTATGAATCTTGCAGTAGCAAACGCCGACTTAGAAGCAGGATTAGTTGTAGATATTAATAGCAGTGGTAAAATCATCGCAGCAGCAGATGACCAAACCGGTGGAACCAATAAAGCTCAAGCAGCAGCATTGGGAGTACTATTAGTTGACGCAACATCCGGAAACCCAACCTCTATCATAACAGGTAAAGGTATAGTATGTAACGTTCAATCCGTCGCCGGATTAACCGTTGGAGAAGAATTGGTCGTAGACGACGGAGGAAAGTTAGAACATTCAGGAAACATTGAAACAGACAGAATATTCGCTGTAGCATTAGCTTCAACTTTTGCAGGAACAGATTCCGGTGGAACTGCAACCAATTTCACAAAGGTGTTAATAATTTAAGGTGATTTAATATGGTTACAACTAAAGAAGGAATATTAACGACACAAGGTGTAGGCAGTGGAGCAACACAAGCAAACCGCGTACTTGTAGATTACAAAGACGCACTTCAGGATTACAGAGTAACAGCATTACCTGTCATTCAGATGTTTGCTGAAAATTTCACAACCGATACTGGTGGAGATATAGACATCACGTTCGCAAAACAAAGCATGAATATGGAACAGATTGAAGAAGGAACAACTCCTAAATTCCAATCTACCGATTTACGCAATGAGCGTGTAAGCGTAAAAGAATGGGGTATCGCCGTAGGTGTTACCCGCAGGATGATGGAAGACTCAAGATTTTCTGAAGTAGAACTTGCATTGAATGAAGCACGAAGAGCAGTTGACAGACACGTCACCAGCCACTTCGTCAAAGCTTTATTCGGTTTGAATGATTCAACTTTCGGAACTGGTGTTGATGTCTCAGGTACATTGAGAGATATTGGACATGCAGATGCAGATTCAGAAGCTGAAATTACAGTCTTCTCAACAAATCCACACGGTGCTTTCTTCGGAGAAACACCGGGAACAGCCGCATCCGGACAAGATGTAAGACTTGTAGACTATGGATTGTATTCATCAACTGAGTACAATGCAATGGGAACTAACAGTGGTTCTCACTACATAGCTTCAGCATCTGGTGCTGGAAGTGCTTCCACAGCAGAGATGGTTCTAGGGGACATCACAACCGCTATGGAATTAATCGGCTCAAAAGGTTTGAATGCTGATACAATCTTAATTTCACCATCCCACTACAAATTGCTATTAGACTTAGCAGATTTCACTGCACCATTCACTTCAGCAGCTGGTACAACTACCGCTGACTTCGGTGGAAAAGGTGGATTGGAATATGTCGACAGCGTAGCACGAACTGGAATCGTTGGACAATTATACGGCCTTAACGTTATGGTTAACGCTTACGTCCCAATGACCAAGTTCGGTGTTTTCGACATGTCTGTCAAACCTGTAGCTTACGTAGAAAGACGCGGAATGACCGTCGAGGAAGCAAACCCCGGTTTCGGAATCGTTGGTTCATACATGTCTATGAGATACGGAATGAAGATTATCAGACCAGAAGCTGGTGTTATTGTAACATCCGCTTAGATTGAATAATCTTTATAGCTGAATAAACCGTTCGGGCGGCTACGGTAGAAATATGTCGCCCAACTTTACAAGGAGAATAAAATGCCTGCAAAAAAAATAGGAAAACCATTAGGCGGCGTCGGAGCCGAACGCATGAAAAAGAGAAATTATTCTCTTGTATTAGATGACAGGTTAATCTCAAAACAATTCGTCACAGCCAAAGCTGATGCTAAAGTAGATAATACTGCTTTTGCTTCTAGTTGGAGTACTGACGAAACTACAGCACCTACTAAAGCTGCTGTTTTTAACAAAATAAACTCTCTAAGTGTAGATACATCTGCCTTTACACAAGAAGATACTGATTCAGCTTCTTCTGATGTAAGAGCTTTTAGAACTGGTAACTATGGATTTGGTTCAGGTTCTAATTTAGCTTATACAGAAATAACACACAAGGTAACTATAGATGGCGATTTGAGAGTAGGAGCTATTGATGGCTCAAACAAAGATATTTATTTAGATGATGGAGCTATATTATACAAGTATGACTCTGGTGGTAGTACAGCTATGCTTACACTTGACAGCAGTAATGGTAACAAATCTGCTCAAAAGTTTGCTATAGGCTCTACTAATCCCTCGGTGCCTCTCGAAGTAAGCTTATCTGGCTCTAATGCTACATTGAGCGATGGTACTGGTATAGCTCAGTTTGGAGCTGATAGTGGAGCTAACTTAGGTATAGATGCTAATCGTATACAATCAAGAAGTAGTGGAGCAGAAGCTAATATTACTATTAACCCACTTGGTGGAGATGTAACTTTAGGTGCAGACACTAATGATACTATAACTTCGAAAGGTCATATGGTTGTAGAAGGTAACTTAACTGTAAGTGGAACTGCTACAGCTATTAACACTACACAAACAACAATTAACGATAATATAATTATATTAAATAATGATGTAACTGGAACACCAAGTGAAAATGCAGGAATAGAAGTAGAGCGTGGTGATTCTACAAACGTAGCATTACGATGGAACGAAACTACAGACACGTGGCAAGTTACGACTGACGGTAGTTCGTACTCTAACATTGTTACATCTGGAGATATACACGACGCAGTTACAATTGACAATCAAGGTACAGGTTTATTATCTCTAAGTACACAAGCTATAACAGTAAACGATGTTATGGTGAAGAACGATGGAGATACTATGACAGGTACTTTAACATTATCTGGAACAGCAGGAAATGGTTCAGATGCAGGAGTTGGAACTACTGCACTTACAATAACGGGCGGAGATAGTGTATCCACTAACCCCGCAGTTAGTATTACAGGACATTTAACTGCATCAACTAAATCTT